TCCCAATCCTAACCCTAATCCGAAGCTGGAAGATAAGACGGACGACATGGCGGCTATTATTGCTAACGCAGTGAGTGCAGCCGTTAAACCTCTTTCTGATAAGCTCGCTCAATTCGAGACAGAGAAGTTACAAGCTACCCGGCAGGAGCAGATTATGGCAAAGGCAAAGGAGTATGGTATTCCCGAAAACTACGCCAAACGATGCGCCATCAAGGACGATGAGGACTTGGACGCATATTTCAAGGACTTGAAGCAGGAGTTCGCAAATGACGGCTTCAAGGGCGTAACCCCTCCCGAAACGGCAGAAGAGAAGATTGAGAAAGAATCTGAATCTATCGCTAAGATGATTGACGAGGGAACGAAAACTATTGTTGAACAAAACAAGAATTAATTATGTCAGCAGGATTTAAGTATGATTTAGTTCCGCCCGTTGAGCAAGAGGAACGCTACGATGTCCAGACCGGTATTCGTAGACGTGGCCCGTTCAAACTCGACACGCAGAACCTGGTAGTGGGAAGTTTTCTTCCCGGATTTACACCGATTTGTGCGGACTTGAAAAATAAGTTCGCATACACGGTAATCAATGTGAGAGTAGTAGAAGCATACGCAACCAGTGACACGGCGTTATCTATCAAGGTAGAAAAGAACTCCCTTGCATACGTTGGCATGTTTCTCGGAAGCGGTACGAAAGGCGCGGAAGTTTCGGCTATCGACAAGACAAATGCAAATTATGATGTCTTGACAATCAAGGCTGCTTTTGGTGAGAATATCGCCAAAGATGCTGTATTATTCAATGCGGTTGCAGTTGATGGTTTAAAGCAAAAGTATGTGGCTAATTCGGCTCTGTTTAACCGTACAAAGGTTGAGGACGGAATCACATTGGTTTCATTGCTTCGTACAGCCGCAGAAATTGAACCCTCAAAATTGGTTATGCCGTTCTCTGAGAACGATAAAGCCAACATGAAGGGATGGTTTGAGTTTAACGAGTAAGGAGGTAGGATATGTTTTTAACGATTCAAACATTATTCGATGATGCGAACATTGTTTCCGCTATCATCAGACGTGTGAACCAGACACGCAAGGACACAATCTATTGGCAGCAGTATCTTACTTTCCGCAGAGTAACTACTCGTGTGTTCAAGGATTATATCGGTTCTGTAACCGGAGTTATGGCCGGCTCTATCAATTCACGTTTTGGAGAGAAACCCATCCGTGAACGTCGGAACATCGGTTCCGGATATGGTGAGATTGCCTATTTGGGTGATGCTTATCAGATGTCTATTGACCGTCTTTCCGAATTACAGGATTTGATTGACAAGTTCAATGCAGCTAAGCCAGCCGACCAAAAGGCTGCAATGGAAGAGATTGTAAACTTCCTGGCAGACGACTACCGTCAGATTACCCTTGCTGCCCACAAGCGTATGGATATTATTGTCGGTGCGCTGTTGATGCTTGGTGAAGCCACCGTTTACAACAAAGACGCTGCAATCACTTCCGGTCAGACCAATAATAAACTGCTGGAGATTACCCTTCCGTTCAATTTTATCAAGCCGAAAAGTGGAGATGTGGTTGTGGACGGAAAGAATATGTTTATCTCTTATTTGAGAGAGAAACTTCATTCCTTGGCACCGGACTATGGCGTTTATGCCAAGATGGTTATGACTCGTGCATCTTTCAACAAGCTTATTCTTGGTTCATCTGAATTTGGTGAGCAGTACAAGATGATTCTCGGCAGCAACGAAATGAAGTTGAGTACGGGATTGGTTTCCTCTTCTTTGGCTTCCGAAGTGTTCACCGGCATCGGTCTGCCTCGCATCGAAATCAAGGAGGACTACGTGAAAGACCAGACGGGAAAGAATGTGCAGATTTACGCGGATAACCGTATTGCTCTGTTGCCTTCTGACAACATTGGTTATATGCGCCATCATACCCCGTATGAAGCGACAGACCCGGTACAAGGACGTACTTATATCCCGTCAGAGGGACAGATGCTTATCTCCAACTACCGTGACAAAAATGGTCGCTACATGGAATATACGGCAGAGTGGATTCCGCAGATTTCCAATCCGGATTTGATTACTAATTTCGATTTGAGCGAAATTGCATCCATCCAATCAGCATAAGGAGGTAGGATATGAAAGTAAAGGTTATATCAGTTTTCCGCGACAAGTTCACCGGAAAGTATTATACTCCCGGTGAAGTGATTGAAGTCGGTGAGGAAGCCCGTGTGCTGGATATGGAAAGCCGCAGACTTGCTGAACGGATTGAGGCAAAAAAAAATACCGAAGTGAAAGCCCCTGAAGAAAAGAAGGAGGTGAAAATCCCCCTCTTTGAAAAGGAGTTTGAGAAGAAGGCTTTGATTGATGCTTTGAAGTCTATCGGTGCGCAAGCTTCCGGCAATATGAAAGAGGAAACTCTTTTGGCTAAGGTTGCAGAACTGGATGAAGAATCAACAGCCAAACTGAAAGAAGCATTAGGTATCGAGTAAAAGGATAGGGTAGTGCTTCTACCCTTCCATTGTCTAATTTTATAAATCAGAAAAGAAATGAAGAATTTTATTTTTGCCATGTGTGGCTTTTTAATGATGTCTTTGGTTTCGTTGAGCGTGCAGGCATCAAGTGTGGAATCTCCTAAGTGTGAATACGTGAATCCATCGGTTGATGTTGGTCTGCCGGATATTCAGTTTATCACTTTGGAAACGGCTCCGGCTGATTGTGTTGTACTGACCATGACGCATCCCATGTTTTTGGTTGCAAATAACCCGGCTATGATGTGTTCGATAAAAGAGGGAATGGCTATTCAAGGGGTACGAATTAATGTTCCCAAATGTCCGTTCAGATACATCTATAAATCTAAACATTGTACGCATTATAGCTATACCGCATATAGTAAACTGATTACACCATATTGAATGATATCAGCCATGAGTAACAAGGAGTTTGTATTAAGCGTATTTGATAAGAACACCCCGTCTAATCTTGTAGTTGAAAATATACTTTCAAGAACGGGATTGGATGGTGAAGAACCTTTTGCCGAGGAAAATCGGGCAAGATTAGAGGTCGCTTGTGCAAAGCAAATTCCGTGGATGATACAAAATCCATCTTCGGTCAGCGAAAGCGGATTTTCTGTGTCTTGGTCTAATTATGTTGATAGCCTAATGAAATTGTACTCATGGCTGTGCAAACAGTACGGTTTGAAAGACGAACTGAGTAACAAACCTAAAGTGACTTTCTTATGATATTCGCTCCCCACATATTGCAAGTTAAGGTTATCACCCCGATGGATAAGGATGAGTTCGGAAGACCTATTCCCGGTACCGGTGGTGAAAGCTGGCAGGAGGTGTGCAAATGCCGTTGTGATGATGTGAGCGCGGAAAAGAAAGTATCTATCAATGGTGCTTTGTATGATTTCAAGTACAAGGTAGTCTTTGACAAGCCGTCAAAGGTTGAAGCAGGTGCAGAGATTCGTTGTTTGAATGTCGATGGAAGCATAAGAGGTGAAGGAGTTGCTAAAAGCCCTTTGGAAACAAACTATTTTTCCTACAGAGTAATATGGTTGGAATAGATGCAGACTTTTCGGATGTTGACCAGTTCTTTGAGGACGGAACAAGCGAAGTCGTTGCTGGCATGAAAGAAGAGGGAGAGGCATTTGTTGAAGATGCAAAAGCTACCGGAAACTATCAAGACCACACAAAACATTTGAGAGAATCGAATGATTATGAGGTTAATGAAGATGGCTTAATTCTGAAAAACGAAGCTGATTATGCTTCATTCGTGGAATCCAAAGGATTTGAAGTTGCAGGAAGTGCAGCGATAAGGACAGAAAAAAGATTGAAAGATAGATTTGAACGATGATAGTAACCACCGACATAGGAAACATCCTCTACCGGGACTGCAAGATTTTCGGAATAGACATAGTACCAGCAGGAGAAACGCTGACGGGTGAATTGAAGTCCGAAAGGATTGTCATCCACACGAAGAAACAACAGACGGGAACTTATTGGAAGAAATCTTTCGCAGAAGTGAATCTATGTGTACCCAATTTAAGCGAGAATGAAGCGAACACAATCCGGCTTAACGAACTTGAAAGAAAGGCTGACAAGCTGTTTGATGATGTAGTAAGCGCCTATGACGGTACAACCTATCGTTATTCTATCGAATCAATTGGCACGGAAGCGGATACAGCTTTGAAATGTCATTATGTGAATGTGAGAATTTTGTTTAATGTATTAAATGTAAAATGATATGATTACAGCAGTAGAAATTGACGAACTGTATTATGCAGAACCGATTAAAACGGTTACTACTCCAGCTGCCGGATTAACAGGCGCAGAAGTAGCCACCATCTTGAAAAACGCAGCAACGAAGCGGGTCAAGAATGTGCATGGTGACACGTATCAATACGAAGAAGCAGAGGCAAGTGTAACTCGTTACAAAAACGCTTTGACTGGTGAGTACTACCGGGAAACGTCTGAACCGGGTGAGGTGAAAATCAACTTCACCATTGGTGAGTATGATTATGCTACAAAGGCTGATTTACAAGGTGGTAAAGCCACAGAAAAGAATTGGGAAAGAGGCAAGTATAAGCCTATTCATAAATGTGTGATTGGTAAAACCAAAGACGGAGTTTATGTTGTGTTTCCGAAAGCGGCTATCAATGCCCGTGGCTCTAATACCGATAAGGCTGTCGGATTGGCTGTTTCGGCCGTTCCCCTTTCCACAGGTGTAGATGGATTGGCTTCCGAAAAGTGGTTTGACGAATCGGAAGTTGTAGTGCCGGAAGG